GTCTAGGCCCTGCTTCCAGATAAGCTTCCATATCAGCACTAGGTGCTGGCATTTGTCCTGATGTTTCTAAAACATCTTCAGTAGAAGGTACACCAGACTTAGCAGCCTCTATCTGTGCTTTTGTGCCTGAGGTAATAAACTTGTCAGATGTCAGGGTATCCATAGAGAACAAGTCACGTCCTTGTGCGGCAAAGTCAGTTACTGTGCTTTGGGCGGCTTTTACAGCATTCCCAAAACTAGCCTTATTTATGTCAAGACCTGTTACACTTTTTACAAGAGAGTCGGCACCGGGAATCTTATTAAGCACAGAACCGGCAACATTACCAACAACTTTAGTGATGCCTTGAGTTACAGTTTTTACCATGCCTCCAATCTTACTACCTACATTAACAGCGGCTTTTAAAAAATGTCCTGCACCTTTTATTAAGGCGCTTCCTCCAGAAGTAATCATACTTCCAGCAAGGCCACCAAGCATTGTTCCTATTCCCGGCAAGAGGATTGAAAGAGCAATCTGACCGACAACACCGATCTTACCCATGAACTTTCCAATACTTTTAAAAGTTTTTTTAATTCTTTTACCAATAGCTTTCCAGACCTTTTTAACGCCCTTAAATATTTTTTTAAAAAATCCCATATTTGTATCCTATATCGCGTTAAAGAATTGAGTTGCTAAATCCATAAGTGTTCTAGTCCCGCTAGTACCTTTATCAGCCGTTGCTTCATTTGCAAGAGCAGTAGCATACAAAGTAGTCTTACGCTGCTGATCATTCTCATAAGATTGTCTTACATACGCGGCTTCATCTCTAAGGTTTTGCCACAAGAAAGACTGCTCTGCCGAATTAAGATTAAAAGCCATCTGAGCATTCGCTTGGTTAGCTGCGTTGACAGCCGCAGTATTAATTGTATTAGACCTTCTACGCCACTCTACATTTGACTGTGCAACAGCCTGTGCATTAGCAGCGTTCCACTGATCACGTTGAAACTCTACTTGAGCATTGAACTGATTCGTTTGATTACGGATAGCTGCATTAGCCTTGTTAACTTCCATAGTATTAGCAGCGTTCATGGCTCTAGCTTTATTAGTCTCAGCCGTATTAAACTGCTCCATAGCATTAGTTTGAGTAGCATTAAACTGATTCATGTTAGCTTGCATACTAGCCATAAACTGATTAGTCTGATTTTCTGAAGCCGCATTAAACTGCTTTGCTGCATTAGCTGCTGATTGATCTGAAAGAATACGCTGTTGCCGCATTTGCTGATCAAGTATAGTAGCCTGTTGAGCATTACTAAGATTAGCCATATCCATCTGAAGAAAACTTTGAGCATTAGTAATAGCGAGCTTTGTACGCTGGTCAGCCGCTGCAAGATCCATCTGAGCCATCATAGTAGCATTCTGCATTGCTGCTTGTTGTTCAGCATTAAAGTCTGCCATAGTCATAGACTGCATGAACTTACTGTTAGCTAAAGCAGTTTGTTGATCTGCATTAAACTTTGTAAGATCTACACGGGCAGTCATGGCAGCATTTTGAACTGCTCTTTGTTGATCTACATTTAACTGAGCAACACCCATCTGTTGGGCTAAGTTAGCTTGTAACAGATTAGTCTGCATACGTGTATTAAGATTAGCCAACTCTGTTTGTTGAGCAGCATTTAAGTTTTGAGAGTCAGCCTGATTCAAAGCAGACAGATTAGCCAAACGCATCTGTTGGTCATTTGACAAGTTAGCAAGATTCATCTGCTGTTGAAAGCCTGCATTCCTAGCAAGAAACTCATTAGCAACCTGCATCTCAGCCATAACACCTTGTTGTGTAAACTGGCTCTGCAATACTGACATCTGCTGTGCGTACTGTGCAGTTTGGCCTTCTGCTGTCTGCCTGTTAGCTAGGTTAGCCATACGCCGCTGCATGTCTTGTGTAGCTTGTGTAAGATTAGCCTGTTGCTCATTAGACAGGTTCTGTGCAGCACGCTGCTGAAGGGCCTGTGCGTTGCTCTGAGCCATTGGTAGAGCACTCTGTATAATTGCATTAAACAGTGCATCACGGCCTACAGTGGACGCTGAGAGGCCCCTAGCGGCTAGTTTCTGTTCAATGGCTGCTACTGCTGGTCTAGCCCATGCAGGAGTCTTACCGTCCTCCATACCAGCTAGTAAGCTTTCCATCTGTGAAGATACAAGAGCTTCTGTAGGTAATGCTGCTACTGCTGCACGTACTTCTACAGGTTGTTGATCTAGTTGAGCCTCTACAGTTGCAGGGTCTTCTACAATAGATGTACTAACATTAGTAGGTAAATTACCTATCTCTGATAGCATGTTTGTAGCACCGGCTGCTGCTTCCCGCCCGCTGTAGCTACGGTTTTTAATCTGCTCGTAACCTACAATGCCAATAATCTCAGCAGCTTGTCCAGCCGTTGCAGGCTGTCCAGTAATAGCTTCACGTTGATTCTTTTCTGCTTCAGGAGTAGGAGCTACATCAGTAGTCTTACCTGTTACTTTATCTACATAAGCACCATCTGAAATATCAAAGTCTATCTCTCCTGCCAAAGCTGCTTGCTCTTGTGCAGTATCTCTTTGAGCCGCTACAGCCCTTTCAGTAAGTGTAGGGCCTTCTGCACGAGCAATAGCTTGATCGCTTACAACGCCCTGTGCAGCTTCTGTAGGTGCAAGATCTGCTGCTTTAGCTGCATCATAACCTGCTGCCGTAACTGTAGTAGGCATTGCTGCTGTAGCTGCTGTAGCAGTATCTGCACGAATAGTAGGGGCCTTAGCGACTGTAGCAGCCTGTACTTTTTGTTGTGCAGCTATTTGTTCAGCAGGGCCTAAAGCAGTACCTTCTAAAGAAACATCTTCAACCTGTACTTTTTCTATATCAAATTTATCAGGTGGGGTTATTTCAACTTTAGGTGGCTGTCCTCCACTGGAAGGTATTGTACTCATAGTGTTTCCTTGTTGTGCTGTACTATCAGCAATGTCTGTAGCAGAGCCGCTACCGCTGCCTTCTGTTACATTTAAATTACGAGCCTCCCAAGCCGCAAGATTTGCATTGTACTGCCTTACTTTTTCCTGATAGCTCTTACTTGCCTGACCCATTCCTCCGGGTCTTTGAGGAGGTGTGGGCTTTGGATCATTTGTAAAGGTTGTTGGGGTTGTCGTAGTAGTTGTAGCATTTCCACCGCTTACATCTACTGATCCTTGTTTAGCTACTTTTTCAGCAGCAAGCCTATCCGCCTCTGCCTTTTGTTCGGCAGCAAGTCTGTCAGCTTCTGCTTTATCAGCCTTTGCTTTAGCTTCTCTAGCAGCTTTCTGTGCAGCAGTCTCTTGATTAGTACCTTGCTGCTCTCTTATACGAGCTTGTATTTCAGCTTCGCTGGGGATTCTAAAACCTCCCATGCCTTCAACACCACCATAAAACTTTTTAGTACGCCCACCATTAGCTCTCTTCTGGCGAAGGGCTTTCAAGACTTTATTATTATTTCTTTTAGATCTTTTATTACTCATTATTTAACCTAAATGTGCTACAATAACAGATGCTGCACCTGTAATAACCACAGTAACAACAAGCCATGAAAGCCTTTCCCACCTAGCAGCGTGAGACATAGCTAACTCTTTTAACTGTCTTAACTCAGCCGTGGCTTCTCCCCAACGCTCACCACATTCTTTCTCATGTTGTGCAATCTTATCTAAAGCCTCTAGAGCTAACTCCATCTCAGTTTTTGCTGCCATATCTAGTTTCACCTACTGCTTTGCTTTACCGATATTTATAGCTAATAGATCTACAAACTTGTAAAGCTTTGCAATCCACTCATCATCTTTAGGAGTAGGTGTTGAAGCTGCAATAATAGAAGCTACTGTAACAATTGTTGTAACAGTATTAATAATAGTAATTAAATCCATCTTTAACTCCTTAAAAGATTATAGCATATTTTTGGAAGGTTGTCAACTACCAAGGTGTGCCGGTTGATGTTACAGGTGTTTTTTGTTCTGCAATGTTAGATGTCAAGCTTGCTTCAATAGCATCTTGATCTACTTCTGCCTGAACCCATCCAAGTACTGTAGCTTCGTCAAGAGAGTCATAGGCTACAAAGCCTTCAGCAGATGCGTCAGGTGTAAAGCCTACAGTGCCATAGGAAGATGCAGAGTAGTCTCCATCTTCTTCAGTTACTCGCCAGTGTGCAACAGTTACACCACCGTCTGATGTGTTGCGTTCAAGTGTTGATATAGTCCATGTAGCCATTACGGTGTCTCCGTCTGTGCAGCGTTGTAAGCCGCTATAGCCTCTGTGGTATGGAAAGTATTACACATGGCCTGAACCTCTGTGCTTTCACCTGTCCAATCGTCTGCGGGCGTTACAACGTGGCGATGGAAAGTTCTACTGATCTCTTCACCGTCCCTGCTGATGATAGTGGCTGTACGGACTTGGATGACTTTCCAGCCTCCGCAGTCTACTACTTCAATCTTGTCTTGTACTGTTGCTTCTGAAAGTGCCATATTTTATCTCCTTGAATGGACTGTCCGACCCTGCTATCCGGCAAGGTTATAAATTAATCGTCTGTCTGAAAAACAATTGACCCCCACAGCGAAGACGAACTGTTAATGCCGGAGCGCAAAACACCAGTGAGAGCAGCGTTTTGAGTGGTAGCGTAAAGTTGAATTGACCCTGATTGGCTATACTTGTACAGATTCGCCATGATAGTGCCGGAAGGGAAAGTAATGTTTGCCCCCATAAACGTAGCCGTGGTTTCGTTGTTTGCGACGGAGGCGGTAAAAGGCACACCGCCAATCGAAATTTGCACAGCGCCACCGTCGCTTGAGTCTATATCTATGGTGAATGATAAATGCACTAAACCACCAATCTTTACATAATTCGCTCGAGTTACGGTTATGGTGCAACCCGATATCGTCGGCGTCCAAGTGCCACTTTCGTAATCACTTAGCTTATTAGCCGCAGCAGTACCGCCTAGGTATGCACCGCCTGACAGGTAGAGGTCACGAAAACGAATTGACGAATAACCTAAATCGGTAGCCGCATCTCTGTTTGCGCCAGTAGTAGTAGTAGGGACTATTACGCCATTAGCACCACTAGAATCTATTCTAAAGCCACCAGTGCTAGAGTTTGGCCCTGCAAAATAAGTCACTCCACTAGCAGTACCAATACTACCTACGGCTGTGCCGTCTTTGTTGAGTGCAACAATGGTTCCGTCATTAGTATTTTTATTGAAATACGCCGTGGCTTGCGCGGCTGCACCTGTGCGGCTAAATACACCATAGCCATTACTACCGAAAGCACCTCCAGTGTTTGTGTTACCTACTCCCGGTGCAGCATCAGTAGTCCCCACCAGCACATTCTCAGAACTATCAATAGTAATCGCCGTATCGTTAGAGTTATCAACAATACCCGGAGTACTTGATAGCTCTATTGGGATCTGTGTTAAAGCCATTAGTTGTCTCCTAAAGTATCTCGTTTTCTATGCAATACTGTTCTATTTCAGAACCTACGACACTTTCGGGGTAGGGCAGGCTCTGCTTGATTTCATTTTTCTTGTCCAGCCAGACGCTTTTCTCTATTTCTTCAGCCAAAACTTGAGCCATCATGGGATCAGCTTCTTTAGCATAGCGATAAACGCGCTGTGATCTTGCCGTGATGTAGTCCGCTATTTGTTGTTCTGTGTATGACATTGGGTTTATTTCCTAATCTATATCTACGGATAGTGGAATTGCATTAACATCCATATATACAGTTCCGCTTGCTATATTTGCTTTTATTTCAGTCCCGCTAACGGTTACAGTAACGTTGCTTACTTGCAGTGTTGCGTACAAAGCGACACTAGAACTATTAGCGCCAAATATCCCTACAAAGTGCCTGCCGTAAGAACCTGCTGTCCTCACTATACTTACCATATACAATCCAGAGCCTTTGTCTGATGTAACTAAGTCCGCCATGTCTAAAACTGTGGTTGCAGTAGTTCCAACATCCACAGAAAAGTTTTGTAATGATCCCGCTTGACTTCCTGCCGCATACTTTAGTGATCCGCTAGAGTCTATGCGCATACGTTCTGTGCCAGTATCTGCAATTTTTAATGAGCCATCAGAATCATCTCTGTCAAAATCCCAGTAACTAGTTGTACTATTACTGATTGCAAACGTGCCTTTAACATCAAGAGTCTTTTGCGGCGAAGTAGTAGAAATACCCACGTTGCCGTCTTCCTGTACCCTAAATAGCTCTGTGCCTCCAGAAGTGCTAGTGCGGTCTTTGCCAATAACAAAGTCTTCACCAGTGCTGTTAGCATCGCTGTCGATGTTGATAAAAAGGGAGGCAGGGACATTAATCACGCCGTTGTGTGTCCCGTTATCATCTAACTCCAAGACACCATTTTCACTTACAAGTTTGGTGGCAGTCACTGTGCCGGTTACGTCTAAAGCACCGGGAGTCACAAGATCACCAGACAGCTTTGCAGACGTTATAGTTCCATCAACAGGGACATTGATATCCGTCTGGGTCATTGTCATGACTTCTACAGCACTACCGTTAGGTGGAGCCGTAGAGAACGTCAGAGTAGTTCCAGAGATGCTATAGGTATCTTTGTTCTGATATACACCATCAATAAACACTTGAGTGTTATTTTCATTAACTGGTGCAATAGTCAACGTAAGTGTTACATCACTACCATCACCTGTCATGCTGTCAATGTTCAAGTTAGAACCTGATACACCAGCAGCTACAGAATAAATAAGAATACTGTTGCCGTTAGCTGGTGCAGCACTAAAGGTCAGTGTAGTTGTACCAGCCGCTGTTGCAATACTGTAAGCATCTTGCTGTTGGAATACACCTTCAATAAACACAAGAAGATTATCTTCAGAAGATACTGTCTGGCTTAAAGCATAATCAGTAGTAGTTCCATCACCTGTAAAACTGTCAGTAGTGAAGGTATTAGTACCACCACCGCCACCGATGGAACCCCATTCGCTTGTGTAGCCTTCAAACTGCTCTAGTGAGCTATTGTATCTAAACATACCAGCAGCAGGAGTACCGTCTCTCTGAGCCGTTGTGCCAGCAGGAACCTTAACAGATCCTGTACCATTTAAAGTTAAGTTAGTAAACGCAGGACTATCTGTAGTAGCTACACCCTGATCTAAAGCTTTAACAGAAGCTTCGCTAGTTAGCTCTGAGTCCATCAAGGCACCGGCAGCAGTTACATTAGTTGTATCAGTTACATCTGCTAGTGCTTCAATACCTGATAGTTTAGTTTTTTCAGCGTCAGTAAACGCATTGGTATCTGAATTATTTTCATAAGCTGTTTTAATTTCAGCGTCAGTTTGATCAGCCGTAGCATTTGATTCTATGGTATCCAGTTTAGTACCATCGGCGGCTACATCACGCCCATCAAAAGTACTATTAGTTGTAATAGCACCCGTCATTGCTCCACCAGTTCTAGGTAAAGCAGCATCTGCTGTAGTGCCTTGTGCGGCTGTAGCGTAGTCCGAAGAATCAAATGCTTTTACTTGAGCAAGATTAGTTACTTCAGAATCCATTAAAGCGCCAGCAGCAGTAACATTTGTAGTGTCCGTTACATCTGCACTGGCTTCAATACCATCAAGTTTAGTACCATCTGTAGCTACGTCACGCCCGTCTATAAGGCCGTCAGTAGTAAGGTTACCCGATACCACAGGGGTAGTTAAAGTCTTGTTAGAGAGCGTCTGAGAGCCTGTGAGGGTAGCTACTGTAGAATCAATAGCTAAGGTTACAGCATTACCCGCAGCACTAGAATCAATACCCGTACCACCAGTAACTGTAAGATTTTCTGAATCAAGATCAATTGCAATCGTGCCGCTATCTGTAGTAACATCTAAGTCCTGTGCAGTGACTTGAGCATCTACATAGGCTTTAACAGACTGCTGAGTAGGTACAAGCGTTGCACTGTCAGATGTCATATCATCTTCATCTACAAATGCAGTTATATTAATTGTACCGTCATCAAGACTTCCAAAGGTCAAGTCTGTAATAGTAGTAGCAGCAATAGTACCGCCTTCTACTTTGTCACCAGATATCTGATCGTCTGCAAGTGTTAGAGTACCTGCTGAGACATCTAGAGTCTTTGTAGCCCCTACAGTAATATCAGACGTAGCAATAGTTGCGCCGTCTACAGTACCACCATTAATATCCGGGCTTGTCAGAGTCTTGTTAGTAAAAGTTTGTGTGTCTGCTAAAGTTGCCACAGTACTATCAATTGCGAAGGTTACTGCATTACCTGAACCAGACGTATCAATACCCGTGCCGCCTGTAAAGGTCATAGCTTCACTATCAAGGTCAATGCTCAAAGCACCACCAGTATCTGCACTGAAGTCAAAGTCTTGGGCAGTTACTTGTGCATCTACGTAAGCTTTAATAGATTGTTGAGTAGCTAATGACGTAGCACTGTCAGAAGTTAAACCATCTTCATCAAGAATAGCTGTTACTGTAGAGCCACTACCTAATACAAGGCTGTCAAGGTTTGCAGTGCCATTAATGTAAAGATCTTTAAACTGTAAAGAAGAAGTACCCAGATCAATATCATTATTTGTAACAGGCACAATAGCGCCATCTTGAATACGGATCTGCTCTACAGCAGCACTAGAAACTTCTACATAAAAACCAAGACGATTGTTTGTTCCGTCTACTTCAATCTTGTTAAGAAAATCAAGATCACCAATCTTAAAAATATTACCACCTTGTCCAGCAGTGCCGTCATGTCTATGACCTGTGTTTACTGCGCTGGTAGATGAATAAGCAAAAGAGTTTACTAATTGGTTGTACTCGTTATTAAACAACGATGCTGAGATAGTATCTCCATCAGCGAATGTACTTTGTCTGGTATAGCTCTGAGCCATCTATTATCTCCTTCCTGATGGAGTGTAGTCTATATAAAGACCATTCACTGTATATGGCGATTGTTGATCTGAACTTGTTACAATAAAACTTACGGTATGTCCACTGCCCTGTACGGTTTGACGTATTAAAGGATCTGAAGAGGCTCCAAATACATTGGCCCCGAATTCACCTGATCCAAAAATACTAGGTAGCGGAATACTATCTAATACATAATCTAAAGGTTGTGCAATAAGAGGATCTTCATAGTCATAACGCACACGTAATGTAGGCTGTACCGATCCTTCAGGACTCATAGAAATGCGTACATAACGCATAGTCTTTTTAGTACCTACATCACCAAAGTCTAAGTTAGGTGTTTGATAAGCTGCTGTTACATCACTAGCAGTACCACCATAGTCAAAAGAGTTACCCTCATCATGATTATAAATATAACCATCAGTATCTCCATGCCACGTTTGTTCAATGCCATCAACATCTAAGTCTGATGTTAATGCTGTAGCTTTAATTCCTAAAGTTTCTGAGTACTGAAAACCTTCATTAGTCAACGTAGCAATAATGCCTTTTGCAGCAGAATTAGCAGTACCATTATTATTATAAAATAATCTATACTGAGATTTACTTCTAAGTACAGCACTAGCTATATCTAAGTTATCAATGTTAGCCGCAATACTTTTAATCGTAGGTTGAATAGGTCTACTTACAGTTCCTAGCTCAACGTCACCAATTCGTACCGTACCTGCAACGGTTCTAAGACCATCAGGACTCAAGAATAACAAGTCACCTGCAATTTCTTGAATGCTTTGAAAATCCATACAACCTACGTTTTTTGTAATAGGTTGTATTGTGATAGCATTAGAATCATTAATGTTAAGAAGTTTAAAAATACTATTCTTACAGAAAATAATAAGATCACTACGGAAACTAGCTAAACCTACTACTTGATCTTCAAGTACAATAGAACCTGCTCCAGTACCTGTAAAGTTATCAGGATCATTTGTATGGCTATAATAAATTGTATTTTCTGTACCATCAGCACCTGAGACTACAAAATGTTTGTCATGAATAGTCCCTACTCTTGGAGCCACTGTACCATCAACAGTAATTTCACCTGCAAAAAAAGTACGTGTATTTAAAGCGCCAGTACCTTCCATTCTAAAAAAGTAAGGCTTATTAGCCCCATCACATATAAGTATCTCACCGTAGTCTGACAAGCCTTCAAATAATGAAAAACTTATTTGTGATTGGTTAGTACGTGCTAAGTCTGTACGACCTGTAAAGGTTGCGTAGTTATCTCCACTACTATGTACACTTTGCTTAGATATAGAAATCCATGAGGTTCCGTCTTGACTAAAAAAGATTCCAGTATCTGAACAAACTATTACACCATCGGCATAGCCTTTGATGCCTAATACTTTAGCAGAGCCATTAGGACGTACTGATGAAGCTCCTCCAAAAAGATTAAAGCCATTGATACGACGATAGCCACCATCAGTATCTACTTCAAAGTTTGTAAGCTTAGAAGCAATACCCGGCTGTCCCAGCATCTCAAGCTGGTTAAGGCTGGTATATAAACCACCTTTAGCTGATAGACCAAACGGCTGAGACATTATACAAACCTCATACGGTCATCTTTAAACTCACCGGGATTAGGATTCATCAAATTAAGTTTCATCAGACGTAAGCCACGCTTGTAGTCTTCAAGAGCAAATGCAGAAAACTGTGGGCTTTCTTTAAACTGATAGATATAGTATCTAGCCCTGTTTAGCAGTACAGGCTTGTAAGTATTTGGGAATACTGTTTCATCACCAAATGCTGAAAGCTCTGTAGGTAATACATAAGCATAAAACCAAATGCGATATACTTTATCTGGAATAGCACTAAGACCAAACTTACGGTTGTCAGGACTTTTAATTACACGATCAGGAATACCATACTGTTGCGTATCTGCGTCATCTAAGTTTTCTGGAATACGTCTATAGTCTTTCCAAGCTTCTGTTGTAGTAAAGCGTAAGTTACGCGCAGTATATGGAGCAACTTCACCATCTACACCTACAGTAGTTAAGTAAAAGTTATCCCAATCTACATAACCATAGTCAGTAGTTAAAGAAGAACTAGCAGGCTTCATAGTATACCAACGCTGTCCTGCTACAGTTTCTATATACACATTACCGTACATAGGATCTGTTTCACCACTTAGATTAGCAGCAAGGAAAGGCCACTGAGGTTCTTCATTAACAATATCTAGATAAGCCCTATTAATAGAGTCTTTAACGTGTTGTTGAATACCCACAGCAGAAGCAAAGCTAGAACTTGTAAGCTCTACTTCATTCATCTCCCGTAGGAGTTCATTTGCTAAATCTAGATATGTTGCCATTATTTATGCGCCTTTTGAACCTCAAAGGTTGCTGATTTACTTGCACCCTTATGAGGCTTATAACCATCTTTAGGATCTTTCATAAGCCTGTAAGACTTGCCAGCCTTCATCCAGTGGTAACCTTTAGGAGCAGCTACTTTCACTTCATTGAGTTCCGTGGTGATTGAGTACTGCACTTTTGTTCCATCTCTTGCACAGAAGCATAGCCGCCATTACCATACATAGAGCGCCCTCCGCCCATCTTTTTCTCACGGCTCATACCACCGTACATCATGCCTTTCTTTTTATCTTTACCGTACATAGTCTGACCCCCTTCATTATATTGCATTCTTTCATCGTAGCCGATCCCATACATGGGTAGCTCTTGAACACCACCGTAGTTTGTTTTTTGCTTTACTTCAGCTACTAATTTTTTAATCGTTTTGCTTAGACTCATTAGTCTTGCTCCATTGAAAAAGTTTTACTAATTGCTCTAGCACCTTCAAATTCTGTAGCGCATTCAGGGTCAGAGTCTTTATTAAAAATTTTATCAAAGTTATCTTTGTAACGTGCGTAGTTACTTCCTTTGCGGATTCTACTGCCTTTACCAGCAATAGTCTGTCTCATCATTAGTGGCTTCGCATCAGATCCAAGTTGAGGCATTATAATCTCCAATAAAAAAGGAAAGGGGCCACCGAAGCAGCCCCCACCTTAAAAGGTCTAGTCGATACCGTAGAAGGCTGAAACCAGAGCTTCTGGTCGCAGTACCTTAGCACCGTAAACGTGTAGACCACGTACAATGTCACCAAAGCTGTCTGGGTCACGAATAACCTCAGTGCTGGTGATCGTTTGAGCCGTTGCCGTAGAAGACATGTGACCAGCCAGACATTGACCAGCAGCATTAGATACCGCAGGAATGTTGTTTGACTTGTACATATCAAAACCACGCAGCTTGCCAGAGCTTACCAAACCATTACGGATGGAGCCTTGACCAGCGTTGAAGTCTACGTTCAACAGCTTAGAGCTAGACTGAGACAGTACTTCGTAGAACTGTGGTGAAGCTACGAACCAACGGCCTTCTTCTGGAATGTTCTGCTCGTCTAGCAAACGTGCCATACGTGCCATAATATCCAGAGGATCATGCTCGTCAGTACCAAAACCAAGGTCTAGGTTACCAGTACCGTCAAAGGTACCTTCAGCCAGATCAGTAGCATTGTCTGCACCAAGTACATGGTCAGGGCTAGAGCTAGATACACCGGCAAACATAGAAGCCAGTACACCTTGGTCAAAAGCATCACGCAAAGAGTAAGCTGCTGAAGACGTAGCAACGTCACGGAAGTTAACGTGAGACATGTTAGTTTCAATGTCATCTACGATAAACTTAAATGCGTTAGCCGTGTCAACAACCAGAGTTACTTCTTGGTCGGTCAACTTCGTAGCGGTCACATCTTGACCACGTTCATACTGATAAACAGTAATTTCAGGCTCTTTGATGATTCGTACACTATCACCGAATGCTGCGATTTCACCCGCATAGTCAGTGTTCGTAATACCTTCAATTACAGAAGCCTTACGGAAAAAGTTTAGTACCTGCTTGGAATAAACTTTAGGTAGGAAAAACGAGTTAGTTTGACCTGTTACAGAGTTACCAAAGTTAGCATTGGTATCTGTGGTCGGTTCAAAGAATTGGTCACTTACATTATAAGCCATGTTAATATTCTCCTAATAACACAAATTAATTATGCTACTATGCGACCCTCCATCATTGCTTGGTTAATATCATCTTCATATTTATCAAACTGATCTAGGGACATAGCAGCGATTTCCCGTTCAGTCCAGATCTTAGGTTGACTAGCATCTACGTTAGTTGTTTTAGTTGATACCATATCTGCTGCCGAACCTTGAGATTTCTTTCTGGGCTGTTTTTGAGTAATACCAGTTTCCAATTTGTAAAGATCAATAGCTTTTGAAGCTAAAGCAACATTATCAGGATTATTATAAATCCAATCTTGAATCTGCTCAGGTTGCTCCTTAGCCCACGAATGAAACTGCTCATCCCCTCTGATATCCTCAAAGTCTGGATGGCGCTGTTGCAAAGTGGTTTCAGCCTCTCTACGTAATACTTCAGACTCACGTTGCCGCATAGCCTGTAGTTGCGCTTCAAGTTCCGCTACCTGCCGTTGACTCTGCATATGTGCTACAGATTCAACAGTGTTATACAGATCAGGATACTCCTCTTTAAAACTTTCTAACTCTTCTTCAGACTTAGGCGGTTCATAACGAGGTTGTGCTTGTTGAGCCATCGCAAGGAGTTCTTGTTCCTTTTGTTTAAACTCTCCAAGTTTCTGATCATAATGTTTCTTTAGATCATCGTATCGTTTCTTATAGTTAGTCCTTTTACGAGGTTGAGCTTCTTCTTCAGGGGCCTCTTCTTCAAGGGTAGCCTGTTGTGGCTCAAAAAATAATCCATCTGCACTGCCTCCACTGGGCTTATCAGGCTCATGCCAAGGCTTACGAGCATTGTATGGATTACTAACTTCTTCTTGTACTTCTGACATTCTCAATCTCCTTCACGGGGCTTGTGTCTTGCAAGGTAGCCATATTAACTCCGTCGAGTTTATGGGGCTTGTCTTACCAAGGTAGCCGTAAAAATTATTGAAGACTAGGCATCTTATTTGCACCCATCATAAGCTTCTTGATTTCCTCGTCGGTTTGACTGAGGGGTGAATCTTGCTGTTCAGGGTCTTCTTGCATATAACCGCCAATAGCCTTCATTTGATAACCGCCATCATAAGCACGTTCAGCATCATCCATAATTGTTTGAAGCTGATCCGCACCAATCTGGTCGGTTGCTTTTCTGGTAAATACAAACTCTCCATCACTCAAACGAGCGGGGATAGAATCTGATACACCAGTTCCGGGGCCTTCGACTTCTCCGGCACCCGAAAACTCACTAGCAACTGTAATTACTTTATCCAAAATATCTGATAGTCTTGGATCATTTTGTAATACACCTGCTAGGTAATCTTGTTCTTCATCGTCAAGGGATTCATCCATGACGTAACTAATATAATCATCTTCCATTTCATCATCTGGAAGTTGTGAAGCCAGTGCTTCATCCATTTCATCTTCTGGTATGTTAGGATAGGTATCTACTGGCATACCTTCAGGGGGCATCATCATTGAGCCGCCTTCATTAAATACTCCACGTCCTTTCAAGACATCTGCCTGAGTAATCTCTCCATCGCCTGTAAGATCTGGTAAGCCGCCATTTGCCTTAGCTTCACGATTAAAAAATCCTTCCTCTTCTAATTCCATCATGGCATCTCTGACGGTTGTTCCGGGTACATTACTTGTATCTTTAAGAAAGTTTTCTTCAATAGTTTTACGCTGCTCTTCAGTTTCTGCATTTTCTAAGCTATGCTCAAGAGTCATGTACATTTCTTTATAACCCTGCACAGGATCATATAGTTTACCGCCGTCTTCTTTACCTTTACGAACCTCTGTACTATAAACCTCACCCTTAAAAATAAAAGTATCTTCTCCTGCATTATGTGCTTTACTAAAAGCTTTTTCAAATGCAGAAGAGGGCTTTCCTTTATTATCTTTAGATAACCATGCTGTTGTAATTGCTGTAGCTGGTATAACAACAGCAGCAGTTTTTGCACCGCCTATCACTTGTTCTGTATTTTTAAAAGCTTTAGTACGATCCTTGCCGATAACTGCACCTCTACTTTCAGCAGTTCTACCGGGACTTTCAGAAGTAATACCTTGGGCTTTATCTAATTCTTGCCGTGCTTTACGACTTGCTTTATCGTAAAATTTTTTACCTGCTTTTACAATAGAACCCACTACATACTCTTCACGCTCTGGAGAAACTAATAAACTTTTTTGAGTATTTCCCATATTTAAATCCGTACTGTATTCATCACCTTTGTGCATAAAAGTATCTTTTTTATTTCGCCAAGCATAACGGTAAGCTGCTCTAAAAGCTCCTGTGCCTTCTGGTTCTTCTTTTTTTAGTAAATATTCTTTTCTTCCTGCATTGTCAAAAAAATTTCCTTCAAATCTCCAAGTACCCCTTGATTTTTCCTGCTTTAATTTAGCTTCTTCTTTTGCTTCTTTTTTAGCTTTTTTTTGTTCTAATATTTTTGCGTTATCTGCATCTATTTGCTCACGGGTTCTATATTTTCTTTTTGGCTTAACAGCTTTACCTACGGCTTTAGCTAGAGCACCGGCTACATATTGCTCACGTTCTGGAGGTGTTAACATGCTCTTACTCATAATCTTTCCTATTAAGTGCTTCGTCTACTTGTTCAGGTAAAGTTTCTAGCCTAGCCAGAGAACTCAGCTTCCCCTGACTGCGGAACAATTCCAGTTCCGATGTTGCCGCCACCAGTACCTGTAGCTCCAAGGTCTTGAGGCTGTTGAGGTACTCCTTCAGGGCCTCCCATTGGTGCTTGTCCTTGACCATCGGGGCCAGCTTCCGGGCTAGGGCTTTGTCCAACATTATTTTGCATTCCTATAATCTGAGCCATCATTGCAGCTTCTTCAGGGTCATTCATCAGTTCATCCGGGTCTAAGTCTAAGCTATACGCCAGTTCACTAATAAGCTTGTTCATCTTAATAAACGGAGCTACAGCAGGGTTAGCTGCGGTCTGAAGAAACATTGTAAGCCTTTGAGAGCGTACTTCCTTCTGCATCAAGCTGTTCGTGCCTGTAGCCTTAACTTCTAAATCACCCTCAATACCAAGCTTATAGTCTGAAAATTGCATGTTCCATTGGAAGTATGCTTCACCCATAGGCTTTAACAGGAAGTCATCAAGATTTTTAATAACAGTCTTAATGTTCAATGAGGCTGCACCAAGTAACATAGACATGCCTGATGCAGTACGTGTCATGCTTTGTACGCCTGTCTGACCATGACTATAAGAAGGAATACCTGTTTGTTCGTCTGCAAGCTGTCGGAACTTGTCAAACATTTGCATGTTTTCTACAGTAGTGTTAGGAAACTTCAAGCCATTAATAGCTGTTCCCGGTACACCTGCTTGCCGTCTAAATACTTTACCGGGATATATCTCCATGCTCTGACCACCCACAAGGGCAGTCTCATCAACATCAAAGATTACAGAGCCTGATAGAGCCAGATTATCAATAGCCATACGTGCATGACCATTCATAATCTTTTGACTATCATCCATGTTCTCTGCTACGCCAATACCAAAGAAGCTGTAGGGGTTCTTTTCGTAGCTAAACGCATGATAGGGGATACGAAAAGGTGTAAAAGGATTAATTACACTACGAAGCATTTGACCGTTACAGACCCAAGCGTTGATCTGTACTTCATCTAGGTCATCTACTTCATCAGGAATCTCCATACCTACCTGTCGGCAGTACTCTGCATCCATAACACCCCAGTACTCTAGTACTTCATACTGAGACGCACCGTACTCATCATTACGATTGTCATCTTTTAACTCATGCTCGTAATCTTCTTCTACGTAGTTAGGCCCCATCTGGAGGCATGTACGTATAGCTTCTTTGTCAAAGTAAGGCATCTTACCAAGACTACGAAGCTGTGTACGGTTCATTCTATGGCGGTGGAATACATACTCTGATTCATCAACATTTGTTGCGTTGGGGTCTGGGAAAAAGTCCCAGATGCTGACAAACTCCAAGCGAGGCACCCTAACATCAACAGGAGAGTAAACTCTATCACCATCCTCTCCTTCATCCCATCGGTGGAGGGTCTTGTTAAAATTGAATGGCCCTTTAACAATTCCTGTGCCGAATAAAGCTGATTCAAATAATGCGTTTCTGATTTCACTAGCGCCGTTAGACTCCTCTATCTGATCATGAATAAGTTTTTCCATACGTCTTGCGGCTTTCTGTGCAGGACTTAATTCAAGTACTTGTGGGTCTGGTGAAGGCCCTTCAACAAGCATTTCTTTTTCTTCTGCTTTCTTGTCAAGTTTTATATCTTCAAACTTACCTGTAGCAAAAGTAGCTCCGGGCTTCAACACCCGTCCGTCACCTTCAAAGCCTACATCAAAAGGATTCTCAGGCGCTTCCTCTTCCATCTCAGGAGCCTGTCCTTGAGAGGTTTCAATACCCGGTGTGGCTGTTGCGTCTACGTGTGCATATTGAGAAATACCTTCAGGCATCTTAGTTTCACTGATACCAATAGGAAACTTATTAGCACCGAAAACAACATCTACAAGTTGTCCAAAGGCTGCAAGTACTTTAGTCTTAGTAACCTTAACAAAGATACGGGACTTCTCAGACTCTCTAAAGCGTACATTCTTGCCATACAAACCACGATAGTTGTGGTACGCTGTAAGCCAACGCTGCTCGTCTAGGTCGCGTGAGGTCTTAGCTGAAATATAACGGTCAGTAATAAGACCTACTAGGTTATTGCGTAGATTTTCTTCTAGGGTCAGTTCAAGGCCATCTTCGCCTTCAACGTCTCCGAAGTAAATCCCATTCGCTGTTAAAGTATTTTCTGCCATAAATATACCGTTTATAAAGGTTTAGAAAAATCCATGCTTACGCCAAAAACACCCTGAGCATTTCTATTTAAACCGGCTGTTAACTTTGTTCCACCTTTAGTTTGCTTATGGTAAGAAGCACTAGTGTTGTATTTATTTCTTTGAACACTTACGGAAGAATCATTAGATAGTTGTTTTTTTAAACCATAAGTTGTAGTACTCTTTCCCCCATTAGAACTTTTAGTTGTTTGAGCACTAGCTGAAAAGTTATTAGGCAATTGTTTTTGAAAACCATAAGTTGTAGTACTTCCTCTTTTATTAGCATTTTTATTTACAAAAGCACTTGCACCGCTGCCATATACACTGGCATTATAATTTGTAGATTTCCCAGCTAAATTATCTGTATTTCTAGTTACTGAAGCTCTTGCATTTCTACCCTGTACACTTGCGGTAGTAGAAGAAGCTTTTCTTTGATTATTACCAGAAGCACTTCCCTCTACTGAAAAAATACCTTTTGAGTAAGAAGTGTGCAATCCGCCATTACTATACTTAGTTCTTTTCATTTTAATATCCAAACTCCGAATCAACGGGTGTATATGCCTGTTCCATTCTCATGTTTCTAAACTGACTAAAGATGTCATTGACTTTAGGCCGTGACATAATTAAGTAGCGTAGCGCGTCGTAAGCGTGGTCAGGTGCATTTGTATTAACATCTTCTGGGTTAGATTTATCCAGAGGAAGACTTTGAAGTTCACGTATCAAGTTAGGACAGCTATTAAATATCTGTATCTTAGGTCTGCCACTTGGTTGCACTCTCAAGTATTCGTGGATTTGTATCTTCCCTTGTATTCTATTTTTATCTGCTCTACGTAACTTATGCCCTGCTCGTTGAAGTGTCTCTCCAACTGTAGGGCCTGTAGTACCTGTTCTGTTCCATGCTGCTGTATCAAGTACTCCCGGTACAGAGTAGGGGTCTGTTAGCTCCATATTAGTAATCATCTGAGCTAAATCAACACCTGTTAGTCCTTTCCGATAAAGTTCCCTATATATAATAAGTGTACCGTCAGAGGGATCAACAGTGCCCCAAACACAAGCAGATTCAGAAGCGTATCCGTAGTCAATTCCTTTCACCCTTTCCCAGCC